GATGCCGGCGAAGATCTCGCGGTGGCAATGCACCTGGAAGTTGCAGCCGGATCCGGCGATGATCGGCTTGGTCGACAGCAGGCGGAATTTGCCATCACTGAAGTCAGCAATCCGCTGTTCGCGCTCGTCCAGGTCCTGCGTGCCCCATACACTAACAGCCTCCGGTACCGCCGCCTGGATAGCGTGGCGCTCATCCTCGAGGTCGTGCCAGATGACGAAGTGATCATCGGGATCTGCGGCGACGATCTCCGCCACCTTGGCGACCCTGGCGGTCATGCTCTGCCGCTTCTCGCCGGCGGCCGCCGATAGCCCCATGGCGACATTCGGGATGAGTAGGCCTTGCCCGTTCTTCTCGGCGCCGGCCGCCTCGTAGTCGCTCGGCACCTCATGGTAATGCACCTCGAGCGGCGGCAGGTCGTAGCCCTCGTCGGAGTGGCCCAAGTCGCTCGGGCGCCGAATGAAGCACGCCCAGCTGGCGACCCACAGCCAGAATTCGGTTTCCTTGTGCGGGTACAGCGTCAGATTGCCGGCCTTCTCGCTGTCACGCTGGAAGAAGCGAGTCAAGGCCTGCCCGGTATCCATCACGCCGAGGAAGCCGGCGTAGTGGATCAGTTCCTTGAATCGGTTTGGGCTCGGCGTCGCGGTGAACACGAACTTGAATTCGACCTGGTCGAACATCGGCAAGAATTCCTGGTAGGTCTTGCTGCCGTAGCTGCGCAGGACGCTCGCCTCGTCTAGCGATGTGGCGCCGAACCGATTGATCGTGATTTTGCCTTCGCGGACCGATTCGTAATTCGTCATGTAGACGGTACCGGGGCCGTCGATTTCGGCGTCCGAGCGAATGAATTTCAGGTCGATCGCGTATTCGCCGGTGAAGCGCTTGGCGACTTCGCGCACGAACTCCTGGCGCACGCCGAGCGGCAAAACGATCAGGCGATACATGTCAGGGTGACGGATCCCGATCTGGCGCATCACCTCGAGGTTCGTGCTGGTCTTGTGCAGGCCGAACGAGGCGAATACGGCGCGCTGGCCGCCCTGCAGGGCCCATCGAACGATGTCACGGGTGTGCGGCTTCAGGCCGGGATTGATCTGCTCGAGCGAAACATCGAAGCCCTTGCGGGGTGCGAGCTTGATCTTGGCCCGAAGGAAGTCGTTGTAATCGCTTAAAATGTTGCCAGACATAATTACTCCACGGTGATTTGTTCAGAGGCCGCGCCGGCTGCAACCGTCGCGGTCTCGCTATTTGTGAGCATCGCGATGCACTCGGCCAGCAATTCCGCCTGCGTTCCGTAGCGCGCCTCGAATCGGGCTTTGTACGGGTGAACGCCAATGCGGCTAGCTGGGTCGGTATCGTCGTGCTGATGATGTTTTTCGCACAGCGGCAAGGTCAGGAAGTGCGCGCCCGGCGCAGTGCGGCCTGCGATGTGGTGAATGCTGATCCAAGGATTCGCAACCCCATCCTTCCAGCAGGCTATGCAGCCCAGGCTCGCGATTGCATCCATGAAGCGCGCCTCCTCCGCGGTCGGCGGACGGCCTTTCATCCCGCGCGACTTCATCGGCTTTGGCGCCTTGACCGGTTTTGGTTCCCGGTTACGCGGGAACGCTGCTTTCGCCTGGACTGCAGCTACGCGTAGCAGGCCGGCGCCGGCGGCCGGGGCCTTGAACCCACTGCCGCGAGACATCGGGGTCTTGCGCACCAAGGGCTTGCCCTGCTTGAGTGGGGTTTGGCGCATCATGCGGGCACCTTTTCCGGTTGCGGCGGCGCATCGAACATGGATCGGATCATCTGCTCGCCGGTGGTGGGCGGCCGGCGGCGGCGCAATTCGTGCGGCTCAGCAAGGAGGTCGTCGTAAGCCGCGTGGCGGATCCTGTACGCCCGAATCAGACCGAGGTCCGTCTCATATGCATCAAGGGGCTCCACTATTTCCACTTCCTCCCCGTGCAGTCGAAGATGCTCTCGACTCAGAGTTCTCGTGGCATCGGGGTACAGGATGGCGATCTCCCCGGCCTTAAATTGTTCGCTCATGCGTCACCTCCGCCGACCTGCAGCATGTTGTCGATCATCGCCTGCACCAGACGCTGGTCGCGCTCGACCAGGCGGCCGAAACCCTCCAGCATCCGCAGCGTGCGCGGCTCGATCTGCTCGCCGGCCGGCGCGTTACTGGCTCCGTCACCAGTCCCGAAGCGCAGCCAGTCCGGCAGCACGCCGAGCCAGGTCGCGATCGCTATCAGCTTTTCTTGTGTCGGGATCGCCTCTCCCATCAGCCACTTGCGGACGGCGTGCACGGTGACAGGGACGCCGCGGACGGTGATGTTCCGATACAGGACGGTCGGGCTGTCGTCGGCCAGGCCGGCATTGCGCAGGGCCTCGCGCAGTCGGAGGGAGAATGCGGCGCGCTCAGTCTTTTTGATCACAGGTCACCTCCGCTGACGGTCTTGATCGACAGGCTCTCGCGGAGCGACCAGGTCGGCGCTGAGTCTGACGCCGGGCGCAAGCCGTGACGGCTCGGGATGTTCTTCTTGTTCAGCGTGGTAGCGCGCCAGTCGCCGCGGTACTGCGCCGGCGTGATCTGACCGACGTACTCCGCCTTTGGCTCGGGGGCCGCGAAGTGCTGCCTCGTCCTTTCAGTGACGTCGATCGTGCCGGCCGGCGTTTCGAATATCCAGTCAGCCTCGATGGCCTGACGGATCTTGGACTTCTGAGTGCCATGGGCACCGAAGTCGATCGCGGTCATCAGCTGCTCGATGGTCTGCGGGCCTTTGTCCAGGATGAGGGCGATCGCTTTATAGATCGCGCTCCTGGTGGTCGGGAATATTGGGGTGGTCATGGTTATGCGACCCTTCGAATAGTGAATTTGGCGTATGGGCAGCCGGTGACATGGAGCTCGCCCTGGGGCTGACCGCAAGCGATGCATCGCGGCTCGGAGTGGCGGATGTGGGTCATGCGGCCTCCATTACGCATTCGATGAAGACGCGCGCCGCTTCGGCGTTGATCGCGTTGCCGTAGGCGCGCAGGCGTCCCACTCGGGCGGGAGCGCCATGAGCCAACGGGAATGTGCCGGGTTCAACTGGCCGCCACTTTCCATCCCGGCAGCTGAGCCAGTCAGCAGCTTGCCAGTGGCCGTTAGTCGGGCCGGTCGATGCGGGTTCTTGAAGTGATCCCACATCGCTGCCGTTTGCGTCGTCTCCTGCGCTGAGCACAATGCTGCCGCCCCGCCCAGTTTCGGGAACGTTGATCGGCGCCCGTTCCGCTGAACCGGCCCGTATGCGTACAATCCGCCCGTTTCGTCGTTCACCACTGGCGTCGGCCAACCGGCCAGATTCGCCTGGCGCGGCAGCTGGTCGAACCTCTCCGATCCGTCCGCTCTCGGCTTGATGTCCGCGCCCGAATCCTTCCAGTCCCGCGTTGTCGGCGTAGTCCAGCCCGCCAGTAATACCGCCTGCTTGAGTGCCAGTCCGCCCTCTCGGCCTGGCGGGATCTTGTCTCCCGTTCCGTCGTTCGCTCGTGGCGCGGGCCACCCAGTAGAGCCGGTCTCGGATGTGCGGAGCACCGACGCCCGCAGACGGAAACGGGACCGCCCCGACCCGGTATCCCAGGCCTTCCAGGTCATCTTGTACAAGGTCGATCCAAGGGTTTGCGTCCTTGCTCGCAACTTGCTCTCCAAGGACTGCTGCAGGGCGGCGCTCGCCGATGAGGTGGAAGAAGTGCGGCCATAGGTGCCGCTCGTCAGCAAACCCAGCCCCTTGGCCTGCCGCGCTGAAAGGTTGGCACGGACAGGAACCGGTCCAAACAGGTCGATCGTCAGGCCATCCGGCACGGCGAAGCGCGAGGCTCCAGACTCCGATGCCCGCGAAGAAGTGGCACTGAGTGAAGCCCTGGAGGTCGGAGGGGTGTACATCTTCAATGCTCCTGGTGTCGACCTCCCCGGGCGCAATGTGGCCGGCGGCGATCAGGTTGCGCAGCCAATCGGCCGCATACGAGTCAAATTCGTTGTAGTAGACGTCGTCGAGAAAGTTGAAGTAGACGGTCATACCCTCGCCTCCATGCGACCAGTGCCGAAGAGCGCAGCAACCAGCGGGTCCCGAACGATCGGTGCGCGACTCACGCGGATTGCGTAGTGCGTGTCGTCGGCCAGTATGTGGAAGCGGCGGGAAGGGTCGCGCGCAGCGAGCGTGAACTCAGGGACCTTCTCCTTGCGCCCACTCGTCGGCGCGGCGGCGAGGTTAGCGAGGTATTCGCGCGTCTCGTCGGCGCCCAGTGCTAGGCGATATTCCGCGTAACCGAGGAAAGTGGCAGTGCCGTCGGCGTAGCGCGCAATCTCCATCACGCCGGATTCGCGCAGGTCCGCGATGTACTTGCGAACGCCTGAGGGGCCCATTTCCAGTAGGTCGGCGATGTCCTCGCGCCTCATGTCGCGGTCCTGCAGCTCGGTGATGAGGCGGCGAATGCGCTCGATGCGCTCGGCCGTGCGGCCGTGGGTTACGTGGTGGGCGCGGGTCATGACAGCACTCCTGCCGACATCTGGCGCAGGCGATCCATCCTGACCGAGCGCGCGTGATCTAATGCTGCCGCGCGCTGGCCCGGCGTCTTGGCGGACCACTCAACACGCGCCTTCTCGATGGCCTCCTGCGCGCAAAAACCGCCGGCGAGCCGGAATCCAGTGCTGATGTGTGTAACAGTCCAGACAAACCCGCCGGGCGACTGCTCAACGGAGCGATGTGCAGCAAAGCGCTCAGCGCCAGAACCAATGTCGACTTCCGCGGCCTCGATGGCGCGCTCGCCGTCCTTCGTGGTGACGATGATTTTCATGCTGCGCCTCGCTTGAATGCCCATGGCGGCACCCGGAACGTCGGAACGACCTCGCCATCCACCACAGGCTGCAGGATGATCGACGACTCGTTGCGGGGCTCGCCCTCGAAAAACAGAACCGAGGCGCCGCGACTGAAGAAGATCGAATGCACCTGCTCGGCGCACATTTCGTATTCCTCATCGACGCCGTACACCGTGCCCTTCGTGGTCCAGTTGCCTGTACCTTCTGGGCGCATGTCGTAGACGCCCGGCTTGCCGCCGTAGATCAGCGTCGATTCCTGGTAGGCGTCGCCGCGACCGGCGCGCTCCCATACGATGTTGCGCACCTGGCCCGCGAGCACCACGCAATGAAAGTCGAAGCGATGCGAATGCGGGATGATCGACTCATGGTGTTCACGAGAGCATTCCATCAGGCGAATGAGGCCATGCTCGCTCGGCCCGCCGACCAGGTAGCTCGTGAGCCCGGGAATGCCGCCATAGTTCTGGATGGGCGAGTGCTTCATGCGGCGCACGAAGGTGCGAAGTGCGGCGCTCATTGCTCACCACCGATCACGGAGCGCGCAGCCGCATCCAGGTCGTCATCGTTCACCACGTGATGACGGACCTCGGTGACGTAGACGACATCGCCGGCGCGAACGGTGCGCGGCTGCTGGAGAATCGCCGCAGTCAGCGTGACGTTGTCGATGGCCGGCAGCTTGAACGACCATGCCCGCGAGATCGCTGTGTCGGGCCTGTTCTCGCGCCTCGCGGCGCTGATCCCGGCCATGGTGTTGTTGTGATGCGCGAGTCGTGCGGCGAACGCGCCCGAAGACTGCTCTTCACCGGCGTGCGCCGCCGGTATCGTTTGTTGTGATAGCATGATGTCCTCTGTTGTTTTTGTTTCACCGAGCCCGGCAGCCACCGGGCTTTTTTATTTCCGCTGCTCTTCCACTGGCTTTCGGTACTTCTCGCGGCTCATTACGTGGCCGGGTTCGATTGGCGCCGGCTCTTGCTGCTCCTGCTCTTGATTCATCCGCTGCTCTCCAGGCCAAAGTCGACGCTCTCGCTGTAGTAGCCGTTGCTGGAGCCGTACCAGCGGATGTCCACGTAGCCCTTGATGGTTGCGAGCTTGTAGAACGTCCATGTCTGGCTCTCGTCCTCGTATTCCTGCTTTGGTAGGTCGGCCGGCCGCTGATCGCTCGTCGAAACTTCGGCTAACAGGATCGGCGTGCCGATCAGGTCGACCAGATCGCCCGTGATCGACTCGACATGGACGCTCTCGCAGCAGTCTTGCGAGTGCCACATCAGGTAGGTCTTCGCGTCGTCGGTGACGAAGCGAATCTCGTCCCGGGCCTCGTTCACGGTCATGCTGGCGAGCGTCTTGCCCAGTAACACGGAAATGTCTTGATCCATCTGCTCGCCTTTATTGATGGGCCTCAGTCGCGCTGACTTGGGCCGGGTTATCGTGGTATTGGTGGGGAGCGGACTGCCTGCCCAGCTCGTAAATTTCTGTTGCCGTCAGGTCGAAGCGCTCGCTGATGCGAACGATCACCGAGTAGCCCAGTGGGCAGCCGGCGCGCAGCTTGCTGATCGCGGGCGACCCGATGCCCAGCTCGCGACTGAGTGCGGCGTCGCTTCGAAGGCCGCGGCGTACGCGCAGCTCATCCAGCATTTTCGAAGCGTCGACCTTCTCTTTCATCTCAACTCCCTGTCGTGGTTATTGGTGGCGGCTACCCGCCGCCTGGGCGCTGCTTACGTCGACTAGTGCGCCAGCGCTGCCTAGTGATGCGGCGCAAGATCTGCTACTTCATGTTCTGTACGCTTACATTTTTCAACCGGCGCCACTGAGATCAGGCCCCGGCTCAGTGGAATGCTGCAACGGTCCCGGCGGGCGCGGCTGAGAGCGGATATATGTCCAGTCAGCCTCCGGCAGCAGATCCTCGCAGCGGACCTCGCCGCCGGACTCGCGCTCGAGCGATATGCAGAGCTCGGCGTTAAATTTCTGGTGGCGGCTGGCGGCTTTACGGAGATACCCCTCCGTGGTTTCACACGCAGAGGCATACGCAGCGCGCTCCTCCCTTGATAGGGAGTTCAGATACTTAAGTAATTTATCCATGACCATAATTTACCCGCAGGTAAAGTCGAAGTCAATACCTACAGGTCATTTACCTTCAAGTAGATTGCTGGTTGAATGCGGCATGGACAAATTTGAAGTGCGAAGACTCAACCTGCGAGCTGTGTTGCGGACGCATTGCGGCGGCAGGGCGGCGGTACTAGCGGGCAAAATCGACCGGTCGGCCTCCTACGTCTCCCGCATGCTCTACCCTGAGGGGAAAGCTGGAAAGAAGCGGATCGGCGAAGATATGCGGGACATCATCGAGGAGGCGCTTAGGCTGAAGCGAGGGAGCCTCGATGACCAAGGAACTGCTGCCGCTGAGCGCGGCGGGCTAGTTGGCGAAGCTACTGGCGAAGATTCTTCGCGCGCGACGCCGGCCGATCTCGAAAAATCTCAGGCTGACGATGAGCTGGCGAATGCCGAGGCAGTGCAGGAGACCACCTTAGAGCGACTGGACGCGAACGAGAAGAGGCTTTTGGAACTCTATCGCCGGGCAACAAAGGATGGAAGGACGATGATCTACGGGGCAGCTGTTGTTGCACCAAAACGGTGACACATTCCTCTCTTAGTTGATCGGAATGGCAGCAGGCCAGCTACGCTGCGGGCATCGTGCGCCTGTACTGGCCCGAGATGTCGACCAGCATCTCTTGCGCGCACGCCTTCATGGCCCGGTAATTCAAGATGAGGCGCCGCTCCTCGGCGGTCAACTGCAGATCATCGCTTCCGACGATAGCGGCCAGTGGTGCTTTTCGAACGGTGTCATCCTGCATTTTCTTATCCCCTGGAAAGTCCCTAGGTTCACTATATTGCGTAGGAAATTACCTACAAGCAAAGAACAGCCTGACTTTTATACCCTATTTACATCAGATAATGTAACCACTTCTCTTGTTACTGCAACGCAATTCGCTCTATTTGTTGTAACGATCCGTAAGCAGTACGCATTTTTCCCGGTAAAGGTGCCATATGTTGTATGGCACTTACAACACTTCTGTTCCGAAACGCGCAAGAATCGCGCGCATGAAAGAAAAGCCACCGAAGAAGCCCTCCATCAAAACGGCCA